CCAGCGAACGTGCCTACGTTCGTGCCGATGTCTGTGAGGGCGCGCTGTTGTGCGCCTGTCAGTGTGCCGTACGTCTGACCGATGTTGGCCATCTGCTGACCGGCCTGCGCCAGAGCGCCTTGCTGTTGCGTGCCGAGGTTCCCCGCCGTCTGCGCAAGCTGCGACTGTCGGGCGAGATCGGTGCCCGCAAGCCCAGCGGCCTCGGAGTAGCCCTGCTGCATCGCTGCGGTCTGTTGGGCGAGGATGTCGGCGCTGGTGTCACGAACGGCGCGTGAGGTGTCGGTCATCATGCCCGACGGCGTGCCCATGCCACCGCGACCGCCGAAGCCGAGCTGACCGGCTTGGATGTAGCGGCCCTCGATTTGAGGCATAATGTTTTCGGTGAGGTTGCGCGTGCCCAACTCGGCGATGCGTTTGGTGACGGCATCGTTGTACGGGTTCATGTACGAGCCGATGTTGGCAACGCTCGACTGACCTGCCTGTTGCAGATACGGCTGCGCCGCGTTCATGCCGAGGGCGTTGGTGCTCTGCGACGTGAACTGCGCGGCTTGCTCTAGGCCCGGTGTGGCGGCGGTCACGCCGTTCATGTCCATGGCCTGATTGAAGTACGGCTGCGAGGAGGCGACACTGCCCGGCATTCCCATAGCGCTTTGCGTGGCTGCGGTAGCCGCATTGAGCATCGGCTGGTACGCACCGGCCGCAGTCTCGGTCATGCCGAAGGACTGTTGCTGCGTCGGCGTGAAGCCTGCGACACGAGGCATAGGCGCGGTTTGGTACGGGCGACTGGCTATAGCCTTCTGCCCCGCAAGCATATCCATCGCAGCGTTGGTGTACCATGAGGGCATCACCGTCTGTTTGGTTATATCCGTGAGGGCGGAGCCTTGCGGGATCGCGGTCCCTGCACTCGTGGACGAGGAGGTGTCGCCACCGTTGTTAGGAATTGATACCATTAGACGCGTCCTCCAGACAGATATGCTTCGGGCTTCTTGGCATTAGCACTAAAACGGCCCTTTGCCAACTTCTTGCCCTTGTGTTTGCGAACTTTGACCCGCAGCTCGTCCAGCTTCTTTGCGCCAGCCTTGCTCGATCCGTCACCCAGTAGGGCGACAGTCTCGGCGTCGATGACATATTCACCGTCGGACAGCACCGCAGGGATCTCGTCGCTGCGTCCAGTGCCGGGGCCGTTGACCGCAAATTCAGTGCGTCGCGACTGGCCACCACGCTTTGCGGCGAGTGCGCCGCCCTCGGCCATGGCCGTAGGATCGCGCTGTTGCATGATTGGGCCAGCGGGGTTGCCGGGCACGGGTGATGTGACAGGCGCAGGGTTGGCTGGCGTCGTCGAGTAGTCGAAGAATTTAAGCTCAGGCCGTGTGCCGTAAGTCAGCCAGTCTACGTCGCCCAGTGCGCGCGCCGTGCGGGTCGCGCCGATACTACCGAGGCCGCCCGCTGCGGGCAGTTGGGCTGAGAAGATTGGGTTCAAGCGTCCGCTGCCAGCGCCGCCGGGGATGTATGTGCCCGACGAGCCTGAGCCGTCTTTACCGCCGCCGGTGAGGTTGCCGACTAAGCCGGTGGCAAGACTTGCGAGGCGCAGGTAGTCTTCGACTTCGAGCTTCTTCTTCTTCTCCGCTTCAGCATCGGCATCCGTCTTAGACAAGTCCGGCAAAGGCTTCTCAACGCCCCATAAAACTGGCGGTGTAGTAGTCTGCCGCCCAGTGACTTTGATAAGAGGGTCTTCGACAGCGGTAGTGCCACCTGTGGTCGTACCGACACTCACTGGCGGCGTAGTAGTAGGCAGCCGTCCAGTGACTTTAATAAGCGGATTTTCGGCTGGAGCTGTGCCACCTGTGGTCGTACCGATATTCACCGGAGGGGTGAACGATTTGCGCGCCTCAACGAGGAGTTCTTCCAGCGTTGGCTCCGTGGCGGTGTTCAAATTAGCCCTAGTCACGTTCGACGGATTGACGTTCACCGGAGGGGTGAACGATTTGCGCGCCTCAACGAGGAGTTCTTCCAGCGTTGGCTCGGGGGACGAGGTTTCCGCCGGTTGGGCGATCCTATCGAGCATCGGTGACGAAAGCCCGCCGCCCAAGTTTACGCTTGGCGCAGTTCCCGGAAGCGAGCCGGTAACCTTGATGAGGTTTTCTTCAGCCATCTTGTCGGCTGCGGGTTTGGTCTGGGGCGTTGACCCACCGCCGAATGAGACAGGGGCCGAGAAGCCGGTGTTTCCGGTGACCGTGGCTATCGGTGCGGGGCCGCTGGCGGCATTTGCGCCAGTGCTGACACTCGTATCCCCGCCACCAGTGCTAAGATTAGGCCCTTGGCCAATTCCTAAACTTTTCTGAATGCCCGGCGCGGCGTACGCAAGAGCGCCGGAGGCAGCGCCACCAAGGAGTGAGTTCTTCAGGCTTTGACCTGTGGCCAAGCCACCTGCGGTCGCGCCGATGCCTGTGCCAATCGGTCTAGCCAAGTTGCCTAAATCACCGATTGCCGGTATCTTAGGTATCAGTGCGCCTCCAGCCGCCGTCAGGCCTCCTAACGCCGCACCTTTAAGGATATTCTGGCCCTTTAAGCCTGAACTTGCCGCGCCTACGAGTGCCCCAAAAGCAGCCTGTGCAGCCGCAGAGCCTGCAAACGCAGCTTGGCTCATACCAAATAAAGCAGGGCCAGCTCCCGGTATGGCCATCAAGGCTAACGGCGCTACGGTGCCAACCGCATTAGCAATCTGGCCCAGCGTGCTCTTGTTCTTCTTCTCGTACGCGACGGTTGAATAGTTGCCCGCCGGATCTGCGGTCTGGATGCTGTAGTTTGCTTTGCGGCCCTGCGTGTCGGACAAGTTCTGTCCCAGTTCGGTCGCCTTGCGCGCGGCGTCAAAGCCTGTTCCTTCGAACACAACCTGATTGGTGCGGTGATCGTATAGGCGCACCGGCTGATCGACCCGCACCGCGAAAACATTGCCGCCTGTCTGCGACGTGGCGTTGCCTTTGTTGGATAGCGGCGCGCCGATGTATTGTACGTTCGGATCGACTTGATATTGGCCGCCCATAGCGCCGCCGCCAAAGTCTGTGCCGAAGTTCATTCCGTACAGGCTGTCTAGGCCGCTCAGATCCAAGCCAGCCAAAGCACTGAGGTCATACGGCGCTACAGCCCCGGCAGACGTAGTGGCGGCAGGCGTAGTGGCGACAGGTGATACGGCAGGTGATACGACTTCTGTCGCCATCGGCGCAACCGCAGCTTGCTGGTACGTGTCCGTGATTGGCGCGGCAGCCGCCATAGGGTCGCTGTACATGAGCGGCGAGCCGTCGTATCCGCCGCCGTAAATGTCATCCTCAACGAACCGCGCAGGTCCGCCCCTCGCGTAGCGCGGTGCGGTCGTTTCCAGATAGTTACTGAAGCCGGGGATGTAGTTCATGAGCTTGTACCTTCGAGCATCGGATATACACGCATTCCCCACTCACGCCAATCCGAGAACTGGTATGGGTCGGGAATAATTTGCTGCGTAAATGGGGAGGCACGCAACAGCCCTATCGCCCAGCCTTGCCACTCGGCCTCTGCGGGAGGTGTGCCGAATGACCACGCGTCGTTGACGGACAGTATAACTGAACTGGCCCAGTCTTGCCAAGTCATGCCGCGAGGGTCGATCATCCCAGTGTCGTCCCGTCGCCGGGCTGGACGTGCGCAAGCACGAGGCCCATCTGATAGTTGCCGCCGAGGGTGTTGCTCTCGAAACGGAAGCGCAGCTCGCGGCGCTGTGTCTTAAGGAAGACGACCTGCTCCTGCGGCGTCTCTGGGTCTTCCACAAACGTCATGATGATGCCGTTGACTTCAGGCGCACGGGCGTTGGCTCGGCCCATAACCTGCACAGTCATGTCGCCGCTCTGCACGAAGTCTGGCTCGATCATCAAGGCCTGCATGGACTTGTTGATGCCCGACGTGACGGGCAACGACAGGTCAGCCGTCTCGAAGAACGACTGTATCGGGTTGAGCGTCAGGCCGTCGATCTCGTCTGTGCCGACCTCGTGAACCCAGAACTTGTACGGGTTGTCGAATGTCAGGTTGAACGTGGCCGCGCTGCCCGAGCCTCCAGTCACGCTGACTGGGTTGGTCGGTATCTCGGCGTACTGACCCGCGTTGCTGATGGTGATGCCAGTAATGCCACCCGAGCCGTTGACGGTGGTCACCGTCAGCTCTGCGTCAATCTGGCCGAGGCCACCCACAACGTCGAGGGTGTTGCCCACGGTGTAGCCGGTTCCTGCCGCGTTGATGGCGACGCTAACTGCCTCGGCCTCCTGCGGCTCAATGCCGGACAGGAGCGGCTTGCTGAACACGGCAGGGAAGAGGCCCGCGCCGCGTCCGCCGTTTGGCAGCTCGGTGTCGTACCACGTATTCTCGCGGACGTTGTAGATGACGGCGTGGTTCGGCTCGATGCTGTCGCCGAACGGGAAGCACCACCAGATCTCGCCGAAGCGCGGAACCTTGTACGCGAACACCTTCTGGCGCTGCGCGTAGTTCAGGTTGTCGAAGAAGAAGTTGAGGTTCAGGTTGTTCTCGACCTCGCGCACGACGCCGTTGAATGTCAGGAAGCGGTCAGTACCGATCCAGTAGAAGATGCCGTCATACTCGATGACGCTGTTGGCTGCCAAGATTGACGACTGCGCGCTGATGGTGTCGAACTGGAACACAGCCGTGCCGCCGATGTACGTGCCGCGAATGAGGCTGTCTGCCGACCAGAACAGGCCCGAGGGGCTGTTGCCGGGGCCGCCGCGCAGTGGCATGGCCTTAACTATTTTCTGGCCGGTGATGTAGGCGTTGCCCGCGCCGGAGCCGGTGAAGTCGTTTGGCTTATTGGGCACGGACCACGCCGCGTAGCCGTCGTTACCGAAGGCGAACGTGTAGGGCGGCAGCGTGACAACGCCGCCAGTGACGCTGAAGTTTGCGGGTACCAACGTGACTTGCGTCAGGGCCGTTGTGCCAAGGAGGTTGCCGACGAAGAGCGCGCCACCGTCGCTGTTGCAGATGCAGTTCAGGTTCGGCGCGACTTGCGCGACGATCTGGTTGCCGTTCGTCGTGTCGTACGCCGTGGCGAACTGCCACATGTTTGCGTCGGCCGTGGTGAAGCCCGACGAGGGTGTGCGGTCGGTGATGACGCTCGTGTTGTACGTGGCGTCGATGAAGAAGCGCTCAAGGCGGTCGGACGAGCCTGCGTGGATGTATGTCAGCAAGTCCTGCGTATACTCGTGCAGCGCACGCGGCAGGCCGCGCAGGAACTTGTTGATCGAGCGGTAGCCACCGATCTTACGCGGCAGCCCACGCTGGAAGCGCACCCACTGGCCGTCGACGTACTGGTCGCCCTCGAACTTGGTTCCGTCCCGCTTGATGCCGGGCTTCGACATTATCTGTACGATTTGTTCAGGCATTAGCTTTTCTCACTCAAGGCAAAGATTAGCTGCTGCACTTTGGCGTCTGTAGCGGCCGTGTCACAAGTCCCGTCTGCGTTAAACACAGCGGGCACCTCGAAGTACGTGCCGCCCTCAAGCGTGCCCTTGGCGTACCATTCAGCTTCGTTTGCCGGATAGAAGATTTCTATGCCCATACGATTGACCTCGTATCACCAACGGTGTCGCCGAACAGGGTGGGCGCGCCGACAAAAGTCCACGTCGTGAATGTCCCGTTGTTGCTGTAAGAAGCATCAACGCGGTCTATTGTGGTTCCGTCAACAGTCAGCGTTTCCCAACCAGAATTAGGCGCGCTTCCTACCACTTGAAAAACTAACCACGCTGGGTCACCCTCAAAATAAACGTCTTTAAGCTCGGCAACGGTTAGGCCGCTGTTTGCCCATGTCGTCGGTGTGATACTACCTTGGGTCGCCCCTTTGCCATAGCTGAAGAAGTCGCCACCCTCCGCGTACCCAACGGTTACTTCTGCTTCGCCAATGTATATCGAGCTGCCACCTCCAGCCAGAGCGCACATAATCCCAGTCATTAGCTGAGGCCCGCGCCGCTGATTACCCATGTAGTAGAGGCAACTTTGACGCACGTTGCTAGGCCGTATTGCGCAAGTGTGCGAGTTCCTGTGTTCGCGGTCCCTGCCTGACGTAGCGTGTCTGTCGTGATGGACACCGTTTGGCTGCTGCCGCTGTCGTTATACAGGGCGATGGCCGTGCCGACAGGGAATGCAACCGAACCGTTAGCCGGAATGACCCAGCCGCCAGTCGTGTTGGAAACCTGCTTGCCTGCATCAGACAACGCCAGCGTGTAAGCGCCGGTCTGGCTGTTCTGCGGCAGACCGCGATAGCCGAGTGTGCCCGCCGCTATCGTACCAGTGGCCGTTATCGTCACGTCTTGGTCGAGTGCGGTGATGTCGGTATTAGCGCCAGCGGCTGCCGCGCCGAGGTTAGTCAACGCGCCGCCTGCCGTTGTTGCGCCTGTGCCGCCCTGCGCGACGCTCAGTGGCGTCGTGAGGCCCGTCAGTGACGTGATGTCGGAGTTCGCACCAGAGGCTGCGGCGGATATAGTGCCCCGAGCGCTCGCCGCCGTTGCGGCGGTGAACAGCGCCGAGCCGATACCCGTTGCGCCGAGGTTGGTACGCGCACCTGACGCGGTAGTCGCGCCTGTTCCGCCCTGCGTTACGGGTAGGACACCCGCGAAGGCCGCCGAGGTGGTTGCCGATATGATTTCCGTGCCGTCGCAGTACAGGATGGCCGTCGCGCCCTGTGTGACCAAAGTGGCTGTGCCGCTGGCGGTCTTGACGCCAAGCGTGAACGCGCCGGTCGTGGCGTTGTTGACCCAGTATTGCTGCACGGTCGCGGGCACGACGATTTCGGCGTTAGACGCCAGCGTACCTGTGAACTTGTACGCGATGCGGTTCAGCTCAGAGCCAGCGAGTGTGTACGTGCCGCCAGTGACGGCGATGGTCGTGTAGTCGAAGGCGAAGACAGCCTGCTGACCGAGGCCGATGGTGTACCACTGCACGCCGTCGCTTACGATCACGGCGCTGTCGCCCGGCTGCAAGCGCAGCGTGGACGCCGCGTTGATAAGCTCGGTGCCAGACGGGTCGATGGTCAGGTCACCTTGGCCACCGTTACGGATCTGCACGAACCAGCCGTCGCCAGCGGAGACAGCAGTCGGCAAGTTAAATGTGCCGAGGCCGCCGGTCCAAACAAAAATCCTAGCGCGGTCAGCGGTCGTTGAATTGTACGGCGTAACAGAGAAATCAGCGACGTCGTAGTTCTGGGCGAGGGTTGAACCAGAGGCGATTAAGCCAGCGCCAGCCAGCGCGGCTGCCTGAGCCTGCGCCACGGCAGCGCCGTAGCGGAACGTGCGCCACGTGCCGCCGACAGTCGTGTTGTTGATGAGGTAGCACTGCCACTGCTCGCCCGCAGCAATGCTCAGGATTGCGGCACCAGAGGCGCTGTTGACGCTGATGGTGCTCGGCCCGAGGTTATTGAACAGGATCGTCTGGCCGACACCCACTTCGGTCGCGTCCGGCATTGTTATGGTGAACGCGCCCGTCGGTGTGACGTCGATGATACGCGCGACGATGTTGTTGCCGGTGGTGGCCTCAAGCGGCCACTGAAGTGTGGTGTTCCCAGTTAGCGCGAGTGCGAGGTAGGATACGTCCGAGGGGTATATCGTCGTACCGCCGAAGACTTGAGTGAATGACGTGGACATTATTACGCCTCCTTGCGCACGGCGGATCGGTCTAGAATTTTGGCGAGGTCTTCGCCGTTCAACATTGCCGCCGCGCGGTCGTACATGCTCTGCCAAACTGGGATGCGTTCGTCGTTCTTGAGGAACGGCGTCGCCTCAACCAGCGTGCCGTAAAGCAAGAGCTGCGGGGCGTATTCGGTAATCCAGTTTGTCTGCACGCTCTCGTCGAGTAATGGGGGTAGCTCGTAGTACAAGATCTCGAACGGGTAGTCGGCGTTTGGTGTCGGGGCCAGCAACCAGTGGCTGTAGTCATAGTCGCTGTAAAAGAGGGGCACGTCCGTCTCTAAGGCGTTCGGCCAGTAGGACCGCAGATACTCGTACACGCGGGAGAACAAGACTTTACGGGTGTTGTTCCCTGTACCAGTGCCAATGCTCATCGACACCGTGTCGCGCCAGCGGTCGGGCTTGGGGTATACAGACTGGCCGCTGGAGAGCGTGCCGGTCACCACGTTGATGAAGCCCTCGATCTTAAGCTCGCGGGCGATGCGACGCTCGGCGAGGTTGATTAGACGAGGGATTTGCTCAAAGACAATGGGGTCAGACGCAAGCGTGTTGCCGCGCTCAAGATAGCGCTGCACATCTTGTTTCAACGTCGTGAATGTCATCGTAGTGGCCATAACGCGCCCCTATAGCAGATTTAACGCATATTAACAGCCTTCGCCGCGACTGTCGAAGATATTGTTTACCCAGCGAGGTATTGGGAAAGCAGTGTTGCGCCCGTAGCAATCGTGGCAAGCACGGCCGCAGCTTTGGCCTTCCAACCGAGGGCGGGCTTCGCTCCGCCGTCCATCGGCAGGATTTTGCCAACGGCTTTCTTGAGGATTGCCTTCTCGGCTTCCTTCTGGATGAGTTTCTTCAGATTAACCATAATCGTTCTCCTTAGAGCCAAGCAGCATACTTCTTGGTTTTCTGTTTGCGGTCGTCGAGACCGTGTGTACCCCCGTTGATCCGCTTCGTCAGTGCGAGGATTGCGGCGTCGTTGATGCCTTGGTCACAGATCGACCAGAGCTTGTTTGCGTCGAAGAACCACAGGGCGCTTTCAAAGCCGAGTTCGGTAGCGACGAGGTCTGGGTTGTCCAAAATCTCTTGTTCGCGGCCAATGTACTTGCCGAATGCGCGGTAGTTGTTCTTGCCAGTGAGCTGGAGCGGACCGCGTCCCCGGTATTTCCAACCGTCGCCAGACGCTTCGTCACCGTTGCCCATGCGGTTGGCATAGACGCGGTTGGCAATCTTCTGTGGCTGACGCTCGTAAGCGCGGGCGAGTGCATCGGTCGGGAAGTACTTCCCGAAGATGCTGCGCAGACCCTTCGCGCCGTAGTTTAGGTTCTCGCTGAACGCCTTGAAGTTGCCGCTTTCGTGTGCCGTTTGGGCGAAGAAATGCGCGGCGCGGTTCTTGTTCAGCTTGAAGTGGGCACAGGCGGATTTCAATGTCCCCGGTCCGAACGCACCATCTGGATGACATCCACATTTACTTTGAAGGTTCATTAAGCTCATTTGCCAGCACTCCGCCAAGCAGGGAAGTCGTTTTCGTCGACCACACCGTCGCCGGTGACGTCGTAGCGTAGGTCGTTGCGGTACTTCTCCCAAGGCTCCATGTCGTCATCATCATCTTCAGGTGTGTCGA